ATAAGCTTTGACCAAAGGTTGTTGGTTTAAACCAACTGCCACTGAATCAGCAACTTCAAGAGCTACACCGTGGTACACTGGACCATCCGTAGTTAAACGGATGGTCCCACCACGTACATTGTGGTATTGTGCCATGGTTATTTACCACCCGCGGTTTTGTCGGCCGCTTTTTTAGTAGTAGCTTTTTTAGTAGTAGCTTGCTTGGCGGTCTTACCTGCGTCGGTTAGGCCCTCAACCACCTGAGTCAATGCTTTGACTTGGGCTTCAAGAGATTTAACTTTAGCAGCATCAGCACCGCTTTCGACTGCTTCTTCCTCATCGATCGGGGCTTTAGTGATTCGCTTGACACGTCGCGCGATGTCACCTTCACGAGTAGCATGAATCTCTTCAAAACTCTCGATATCAGGAAAACGCAAAGTGCCCTCACGGACCATAGCCAAAACGACGGGATCAGATTCCAATTGCTTGGCAAATTCCTTAGTTACAGAAACTTCTGATTTACCCGGGCGTAGCTCTAAGCGTTTTACGCCAGCCGCGATTTGATAAGTTTTGCCCCCTCGTGTGACGGGGGCTTTTTGAGTAACCACACTTAGCGCAATGGTTGCTCGATCGTTATTAATAACTTTCATCTTGCTAAACTCCTAGGCTTACATGCCTGTGAAACGGTGGAAACGATTCTCACGTTTGATTCGAACGCTACCGTGTGCGCCCATCATGCCAATTTTGAACTTCGCACCGTGGTATTCAGGTGAGAGTTGCATAGTAGGCATCATTGGGAACTCAACAGTCTCACGATTTAGAACACCCGACATGGCAATTGGTGTATCACCAGCGCCAGCTGTATCAAAAGGTAAGAAAGGCGTAATCAAATTAGGATCAGCCCAAGGTAGAGCATCGAAATCATCAGCTAATTGTGACAAGAACGTGCGACCTTCAGGAGACGTTTGAATCGTACTGATATACGTATAACTAGAATCGGCCATCATAAAGATGTCAGGTGTTACATTATATAACGAACCTGTTCGTACTGCTTCCATAGCTAATTGAATATCGAAACGAATTTCTTGTGGAATCTTAGTATTCCATTGAGTCGCAGCACCTGCGCCCACTGGGAACACTTGCGTCGGAATATTCGGATGTAGCGCGAAACCGTAAATGCCGTGTAGAGGAGAACCAATAGCGATAGCGCTATCATTGAATTCGTCAATATCACGTAATTTCATGCGCATACGCTCAGACATCAAATCACGCCCTTCACGAGCAGCTTGCATTTGCTCCAAGATACCTACTTCAACACTACCCGCGTAGTATTTGTAGTGGTTTACGTCGTATTCACGATCAGAACCGCCTGAAGTTGGCCAATCATCGGTTTTATCCGAGATATATCGGATTTCGCCGCCGTAACTGCGATCGATACCGATCAAATCACCACGCTGGCCCGGCTGGATTTCAGCGATTAAACCGCGATCACGAAACATGTCCAAGAACCATAAAGGCTCACGATCTTCTTCATAGGTTTCACGGATTTCCCATGCTCGTGTTTCCAAAGCTTCACCAACTACTTGTGGGTCAAACTGATTGTGAAACACTTCAAGAGCATTAGGGTTAGTTAAGGCCTCATTAGCCCACTTACGATCTTCTGCCAAATCGAATTCCGCGTCTTCCGTGCGGTGCTGGCCGTTAAGGCGCTCCGCTACGTGGTTCGCGATATCGACTGGAGATTTAGAGTGTAAAATCTTCATTCAAATATCCTCTTATTTCTGAACGTTTAATGTTAAGACGAAAAGACCGCCCGCAGGACCCGGCACCATTACCGAACCGTGTACAAATGGTAAAGCGTTGCCGCCGTCATCGTCGTTGCGCAACGCGCCCAACAGTTGAATACCATCAGTAGTGCTCGTGGTTTCGACACGATAGAACAAATCATCGCCTTTTTCCATATCAGTCTCACAGTAACACCAAATGTTACCCTCATGCGCGACCGCTACTTGGCCGCATTCCACTTCTTGGTAGAATTTGTCCCCTAAGCCGAAAGGCTGGGCTAATCGACCTTGAGTTGAATGCGGTTTGTTATACTCCGTCCAAACACCGATACCCTCAACAATGAATTCACCGTTGACCGTAGGTAATGCAAAACCCGCAGTATCATAGTCAACACCGCCCGGTGTCAACAACGATGTGCCTAGGCGATCAGGTAAAGAAACTGTGTCCACTTTGGTGTAGAATCGATCACCTAGTGTGTGGCTACCAGACGCTGCGTTAGACGAACGACCTGCTACTAGCACTCGACCGTAAGGGGCCGGGCCGCCTTCAGGTAAATGAGAGTGTGCATCGTTGTCAGTACGGTCAAATAGTTTGCCCGGCTGGATTGCTGGTACGTTGTATCGATCTGCATATGATGCAGCTGAATAATTGAAAGCTCCCATGATTATGCTCCTTCAGTTTTAGTTTTAGCAGGGCGGCTAAAAAATTTGTCGTTAACCATACCCATAACACGGTCACGACCGCGATCGCTACGAACTTTGTGCCCGATTGTAGCTGGAGTAGAGTGAGATTGTTCCAATGCGCCGCTACCTTGCTTACGTGTTACAGTAGCTGCCACACCTCGGTAGGTCGCCATCAGGGCGTCAAAACTCGCGCCATCAGCGGCAAGGCCGTTGGAATATTCGTTCAAAGCAGTGCTCAAAACCGCAACAGCGTCATAAGCGCCGAATTTTAGCTCAACTTTAGAGCCCAAAGTCTTGATAGCTTCTGCCAAAGCTTCGTGTTGAACTAACAATTCATTTGCCTGTGCAACTGGATCAGCATTTTCGATTTGCTTTTCCAAAGCTGCCACTTGGCCGCGAACTGTTGCTAAATCAGTATTAGCATCGCCCAGTGCTTTGTGAGCGGTTTCGAGTTTCTCCGAATCTGCCCCCGCACCTTCATTTGCGGCCTTTAGTGCCGCTTGGATTTCCGCACCTAAGTCATCATTGACTTCGTGCTCAACCCCATTTAGTTTAATTTTCATAGTTTTAACCTCTATATGTTTCCACGGAGTTCCGTGGATATATTGGGATGACTGGCCGTGAGACAAACGAGCTTCTGGGCCCGCCCGTCCACGTTCGACCACTGCCAAATGGTTGAGATCAATGTCACGGAGGAAAAAGTGAGGATCACTATCCGTTGCCATATTCTCATTAACAACTGATTCATTAGCTCGGAATCCAATGGATACCTCAAGCTTTTTACCAGTCTCTATCTCTGACAGTAGGTCAGAAGATTCTAATACGAGTCGTGTATCCACGTACCCGTCAGTCCTCATTTTACCGCGCGCTAGAACTCGACCAACTGAGTCGTGGATATTGCGCGGTTTAATAAAGACATGTTCGTTTGTAACTGCTAACCCCTCGAATTGAGGTAAAAGTTTTCGTGTTTCAGATGTTTCTATCTCGCCACGAACGATATCGTTGAAATTTTGGATGTTGCCGCCAGCATCATTGATCCGTTGGATCAAATTAGTGGGCAGTTCAAACGCCATATATTCATAAACCCCAGAGCGCATTGTAGTAACGTTGAAAACGGCAGCACCGTCATCCTTTCGTACAATTTTGTTAAGGTCTAACTCACCGTCACCAGTTCCGACACGATGTTGAACATCAAAATGGTTCAGTTGTGCGGCCTTTTTAGCAGCCTTCTTTTTTGATCTTTTACTCATGAATTCACCACAAAAGTTGGGATTGCGACGCAACGGCATCTGATTGGTCCGCCCGGGGGTAAGCCACCTTCGGCATCGGTACTCTCACCGACACGAAATGTCCGGCCGTTAAGTGCGACATGGGAAACAGGGCTGGTACGAACTCTTTCGTCTTGAGCAGTCCGCCACACATATTCTTCAATGCCAAGGTCTTGAAACCGTCCTTGTTGAAGTGTGGAATGCAAAGAGCCAATTTCATTATTGGCAATAAGAGCAGCGCGATTGCGGCCTCGACCCTGAATGGAATTGATTTGTTCAATTAAAGGCTCTCCCCGTAGTTCAGGCCGAATCCATGCTTGTAATAATGCATCTTCAATAAGTAACTGTTGTTGATTTGTGACATCGCGTATCAAGCCCACATTTCGGGTAATTGTGCTCCTGATTATAGCATCAAATCTGCTTCGTGTCAATATTCGATTAGCATTTAAAACCCCCGCTCTTGTAGCACCGTCTATCAACCGCTCCCTTTGGTTTCTCTCAGTGCCTATGATAGCTCTTCGAATAGCTCGATTACCCGCACCCCTGCGTGAAATAATCACCACCCCTGCGCCATCTATTCCGTCTGCTAACCAAGTATTAGCTGAAGCCCTAAGGCGTGTTATCAAATTGGCTATCGAATTGCGGTTCAAACCATCGCCATCGCGAGCGAAATTGCGCGCTGCAGCATTTGTTCTGGACAAAAAAGCCACCACCGCCAAGCGGTATTCGGCCTCAATGTCCTCAGGCGGCTCTATTCTAACTTCCATTGTCGTCCGGTAGTGCTTGGATGTCCAACATCATGTTATCGATTTCATCTTGACTAAAATCATATGTACCTGAGGCCGCCAAATTTTGCATAATATGACCACGTACTAGTGGTAACCCGATATCAGTATAATGTTTGTCCCGTTCTGCTCGAATCTTTTCCAATTCAGCTATCTCTTTTTCCGTTGCTGGGTGCAAATCACCAAATTTCCACGGCAATGTAGCTACACCGCGATCACGAGCAACAACGGAATCCATGAATGCCAAAGTTTTCTGCAGACGCTTTTGTCGGTAGGCGTCAACAAGGTCATACCAATGTGATAACCCGCCTTCATCGTCCGAGGACATCCCGCTAGTTTGTTGGCCCAATGCTCTGGTCAGAGGCATCGGCCTTGCGGCCGCTAGCAATTCAACATACTGTTTGATGAGCTTATCTACCCCCGCTGCAGAATTGTTGGTGCCTAAGCGTTCCATGCCTTCAGTGCTTTTATCTAATGCTAGCGGGTGGTTGGCACTAGATGTGCTCATAATGGTTCTTAATCTACCATTTACATCATCTAACACTTGTTGTAATTTGACCGGATCACCCTCACACTCACGAATTCGTTCACCAAAATCAGCGTAGAAAACATCAATGGTAGATTTTAACAGAGCAGTTGCCCCCGATGATTGGCTCATGTTGGACCGCATCGCGTAATCGAACATGACATCGATACGACTCTCGCCGAAATAACCGCTACCATGCCTAGGTCGGTTATGCCTCATCGGTTTAGCACCGATTACTGGCATAGTCCACGAGGCGTGTAACAATACTTTTTTAGTCGGCATGAATGATCTGAACGAGCGAGCGTCCATTGACCCGTAATTGTTCTGCACAATCTCCCAAACTTCTGGATGATGTGATCGAGGGTCAGCGGGTCTGAACGCTGACCCAAATGTGTTGTGTTCCTTGACTTCACTAGAGGCATAAACTAACCAGCCACGGAGATTGTTACCGCCCTCGGGAATAGAATCGAGATCAAACTCATTGGCGTAATCACCGCGCGCCACTACTGATTCGTCAAAGGAAGGTACTATGACCGCGCCACCGTATACTTCGGAATAGACCAACAAATCCTCAATAGCTGATTTATAATCCAAATCAATCTCTAAATTACCCCAAGCCTCTTGATCCTCAGGATCACCACCAGTGAACTCGCGCCATGCGCGGATTGCATCAGCGGGGGCGGCCTCGATAATATTACGCATGATAGGGTCAACACGCATAATGCCTTCGAGCACAGGGATTTCCATGCGATCACGAGCACAAAACTTAGTATGCGCAATCTGGTCATTATTCGTACCAGCACCGGAAATTAAGTTAAAAAAACTGGAATTCAATCGATCGTTGCTCATATTAGTCTCACTTGGCGCGAAGTAGTAATTTCACATCATCACTGATTTCGTTTGTCTTGTCTTCAATGTTGGTCAATTTTTGCTCAAAAATAGCATCACTGCGTTTCAATTCACTGACCTCACGTTTTAAATAATCGATCTGACTGTCGTGTCGAGAGGTGCTTTTCCCTAACGCGATGCTATTTTGTTGCAGGATAGTGATATCTTTTGTATTTGATGACAGTTGATTGCCTTGCGTGGTAGTGGTTTCGGATGTCAAGTTATGGCTGACATACAGCCCGCCCGCTACAAATACAATGCCTAATACCCAAGCGCTAATGCGAAATTCGTTGCCTTTCACAAAACTATGCTGGGTGCTTTCTGGTGTCTTAATAGTCATTAGTCTGACCCCCCAATAAATTTATCTTTGAATGTGTTTAGTCGGACCAGCCGATACATTAACGTTTGGTGAAATTCGGTTATCCCTAAATCTTTCAATACCTCTTTCATTTTGCGATCCGCTTTTGTACGGTCTTCCAATTGCAGAAGAAGCATATCATGTAGTAACGCCGCCACCGCGTATGCTCCGAAAGGAGGGAACAAATAGGCAACCAATATCGCCAAAAACCCCAAGCCGAAAGCTAGCGGTGAAAACCAAAAATTAGATATCCCAAGTAGAATTAGGATCAAGGCTGTGGGGATAACGAAACGGGGCAAAGTCGCTCCATCAGTTTCAGTGCCTGCAGGGATTCGCACGCCTCCAATTTCAACATCATCAAGAGTCTTCCACCAAGATTGTTGGAAATAAGTGGCTGGCCGTATTAAGATCATTCGTGGCATTTTACTTAATTGTTTCATTCTAGGCACCTAATTTGTTGTCGTAATCGAGAGTCATAGCGATTAAGTGTTTAAGTTGAGTACCGACAGGGAGCGGAATAGGTATCATAGACTTGAATGGTTCTACCGTCACGTCAGTTGTGGCCCACACTGACGTTAACGCCGCAATTTCCGTAATTAATTTCGGATCGTACAAATCCTCATAGCTACGTAGTTCCGCCGACATATTCCGAAACATTGTTTGCACAAAAGGTAATACGCCGAAGTCCTCCGCCTGTGACTCCAAACTCGAAACGATGTTCTTACGTCGTCTGGTGTCTGCGCGGTTGGATTGTTGCTTGGTTGCATAAATCTTGGGCTCGTCATAGACTTTCGGCCCAAGACTTCCGTCACGCCTAGCCCAACGACGGTAAGAAACTCTCTTAACTAGTCTGCCAGTGGGGACATCCCTAACCCACTCAAAATAAGCTGCCAAGACCAAGGTCTCGAATTCTGAGGTTTCCGGGTTGTAGTCCTTGAAGTATTCTGTCATGCCCAGCTGCCCGCTAGTGATATCTTCCTTCGGGTGGACTCTTCTGATCTGGACTTTGTAGTTTATGTGGCTGGGGATTGTAGTCCAGTCCTGCGGAGCATCTTGTGGGTTTTTAAGCAGCCCGTAGATTATGTATTCTTGATCACTCATTGCTTATGCCTCTTGTATGGTGTATCCGACAAAATCTGCAAGCCCGTCAACCCAGAAGCTCACGAAAACAGTGTTGTCATTATTTATGTTGTTGTTCCTGTTGACTTGGAGAGTGTTTAGGGCAACTCGCTTGAAGTTGGCATTTTCCACACCAATGTTTGAAGCCACGAAAGAAGCACCAACAATTTCACTCCCTGCAGGAACTATAGATGTCCCAAAGATTAGATCGAATATGTCATCCTCATCCATCTCGAACTCTATGTGGCAGTGGGCCTTGAGGCCATACCTAGTAATTGAGCCACTCCTGAGAGCGACCTGTCCTTGAGCTGCTTCACTCCCTATGATCAGGTTAGTGTTTGTCGCAGTTATATCTGTAAGGTCCATCGAAAAATTGGGTGATTGCCTTATCAATTCATACTTCGTATCGTCATCGTTCGCTAACAACCACTTGGGAATCGGTGCAAAGTCAATAGCATAGGGGGAATTTGCACTCAATAAGCCAGCTGTGATCAACTCTTCACGGGTGTGGAAAGCTGCATCAGACTCCTGAACAATCTTACCAGCGTAATTCACCCAGCCTACAGACGCCTTCAGCAGCGGTCTGTAGTAAGTTGCATGAAATTGACCACCAGACCCGGAAGCAGGTGTGGTAAGATTGGTGAAAGTCTTGTACTTGAACCGATTCAACCCATCAAATAAAGCAACATCAGGACTTATAACTAAGTTTTGATTCAACCCGTTGGGCTCGAACAATCCGGCGGTTTCGGTAAAGTTGAATGTACCGGGGAATTGTGGGTGCGGTAAAGCTGTCCAGCCGAAGGGAGGCGGAAATGGCCCGGGATTATCATTCCCTGAGACATCAACAAATTCCTGTATGTTCACATTAGAATCGAGATCAAAAAAGCTACAATAAAAGCTCTCTATGATAGCATTCTGATTAACCAACAAATTAACGCTGTGAGATACGCTGTTGTGTTCTGTACCAATGTTGTAGTGCCCGAGAGTGTTACTCAAAGGCCAAACCTGCATCGTTATCAAGCCACGCTGATCGTCTGCTTCTACTTTTATATCAATAGACAACTCACCGTCCGGGGTGTGCATTGTTGCACTCTCTCCTTCTTGGGCAGCATCGTTCTGGACACCAAAAAAGTCAATCGTTTTGTAAGACTGGGCGTAAAACGATCCGTCACTGATGAACTGATTGTTTGTCTGTGCTGTGGGATTAGAAATCCAATCCACTTTCTCATAGGCGACCTCTAGGCCACCTCGTCTTGATACTTGAGATTTTGCCATGATTACACCGCTGCTGGTAGTTCAGTTTCTTCGATCAACACATCAGCATTGTTGTTAGCCGTTGTTGTAATCGCAAACGTACCGAGATCAACTAAATCGCTTTCCCCAAACTGACGTGATCCCTCGGAATTAATTGTAGCCGTAAAAACATCAGTTCCGCGAGTAATAGTAATAGTCACAGGTGTGGAACCCTCATTACTGACGACTACTGAGATAAATTGTCCGTTAGGGGTAATTTGAGTAGTAGCATCGGCTGGTAAATCTATAGCACGCCCGTAGGATTGAGCTCGGATCAAGGAAATTTCCCCCTGAACATCAATAGGTGCGGGGTTGACAATGTTGACGTCCATGGGTCCTGTACCGCCACCACCTGAACTCTGGCCCCCTGTACCCGCTACCACGTGCGTTTGTGGGTGCCTGACGTACCAAGGTACCGCGGCCAATGCCCGACGAATGGCGGGTGTGTAACCGGACAAAGCCTCTACTGGCGCGTCGTTATCATCTACAGGGTTTTTATTAAAATCAGTCATTTGTTAATCCTCGTTAAGCGGCTCGACCGCAGCATGGTGTTTGTGCCTCATCCTTAGCTTCATAGCGGGATAATTGGCGTTGTAGTTCAGTATCTCTTGCCGTTGCTACTGTGCGACGAACCCGAGCAGTGGAGCGAGCAGCGAGAGATTGCCAAGCCCTGACCCCCATTTCAACTACTAGATTCAATTCCGGTGTATCGATTTCCACTACGACATACCCTTCGATCTCCGCCGTCTGGTCCAGCACCACCTGAGTGCGTGTCATAGACTGTACGTCGATACGATCGTTTTTGGAATAAAGAACCGAACCCGAGAACGCTACATCAGATCGGTCGGCCCATTCGCCCTTAATGACTCTCACTGGATGTCTCATGCTAATCCTCCGAATCCGGCATAACTGTTTGTGGCTTTAACCTTGTGGAATTTGTCGAGCAGCGCAAGCACCGCTGTATCCAGAAGATCGTCAGACACGTGTGTATCGTTTAAATTAAATGTTTTAAATTCATTACGCAGGGTCAAGGCCCAAGCGCCATCCGTCCATTTGGTCATCCCAGCTGGTAGGATCAACCGTTTAGATTGTACCCAAGGCAGGACTAACTCGGCACGCTGGAATTTGTTTCGCGCAATAATTTCATTTTTCTCGGTTTTCTTATCATACCGATATATAGTGCCTTTAACTAGCTCAATTCGACAAGATATGCCGCGCAGTGGCAATTCACCTTCTAAATAGCTAACTAACGCAGGGCCAATATTGGCGTACTCCACACGAATTACTGTGAATTTTAGGCTTTGCGTTTCTTTACCTTTGAGCTCTTCGATCCAGTCGGCGACCGCTTTGAACATGTCCATAGGGTTGGCTTTGATTCTGCAGCCGTCCACTCCATAGAGGTGTTTTGTGTGTCTACGGTCTGATCCCCACGCCGTACAGGCTGTGAAATCGTTGGCGATTCCGCCCAAATTAGCTGTGTCAATTCTGATAAACCCATTAGATAATAACTCCGGCGGCTCGACATACCAGCCCAGCCATTTTTCGTCAAACAATGAAATAGAAGGATCGAGCGGCGATTGCATATATTGGCTAGCAAATGCTACTGCACCAGCTGGCAATTCATCTTCCTCGTCGGTCGTGGAATTTTGGATATTGCGTAAACGTTCAAGGCCAAATCTCTCTGGCCAAAGTGCGCCTTCTGGAATCTCGTCAATCGGGATAACTGTTGCGTGGCTATATTCCTTGTAATTGGGTGGCACCTCACCGTTACAAATAGCTGGGAGAGCCAACACGTGCCACTGTTCACCTACGCCGCCCGATAAAAGGTAGTTAGTTGTGTCGTTTTCGTTTAATCGCTGGGCTATACATATAATGGGTGTGTCGTCGTGGCCCAACCGTGATGTCACCGTGTCATTCAACAACTCATTGACGGACTTGCGTACAGTGGCCGACCTAGCGTCCATGGGCTTCATCATATCGTCTAAGATAATCAGGCCGTCCCAAGGATCGCCATCACGCCCGGCACGGAAACCAGTAACTTCACCCTTTGTACTTACCGCGTGGAACTCCCCGCCTACAGTGGTTTCCCAATGCGATTGGCTGTCGGAATCTGCTGCGATTTTCGTGTTAGGGTAGTCCGACTGAAAGTCCTGCGATTTGACCATCCGACGAATGCGGCGGCTGTTCTTACGTACTAGGCTATCGGAAAACGATAGGTGCATGATGCGGGCGGCGGGATTTGTAGCGAAAATGCGACCCGATAATTGGATCGTCGTGAATTCAGTCTTACCGTGGCCCGGTGGCATGTTGATAATCAAACGTTTAATCTCGCCTGACATCACCCGATCTAGAGTATCACAAATCAACTCATGGAACGGGGCTAAATCGATGTCTTTACCTTCCAATATGCCAAATGAATAAGCCGCCCAAAGATTATGGCGGGTCAAACGTGCTATGGCTTCAGGATGGTACGGCCCAAGTGGGGCCTCGACGGCTGCGTTCATTCTTACTTGCAAATCCTATCTATCCAACCACGGGCCAACCAATCATGATGGATGCGTTTGCCCTCGGCGAATAGGAAATCACTGAAAATTAAATACATTATCGTTTCCCCTTTTTCACTATCTTGCGTACGTCTTTCACTTGGTCAATAACGACGCCAACCAAACGACCGACGACATAAAGTCCGATAATTCCCGCAAATACTGCAATTAAAAGTCCCACTATTTCACTATCCCGGCTTTCGCCCGTTTGCGGCGTTCCCACCACATTTGTAATTTAATAAACCAAACCACCACACGGAAGCGACGACGCCAAGCATGGTAGGTACAAAATAAAAAGGACGCTACCGAAATAGCGCCAAGAGCGCCAATTAAGGCGCTAAGGAGGGAGAAAAAGGAGGCGATTACCAAGAACCGAATGCTTTGACACATCGGACAAATGTTCTCGCTTTCCAACTTTCTCAACACGTCGTCAAACATGTTTCTCATGAAATCTTTGATCTTACTCATTATCCGAATCACTCATTACTGTTCGTACGGCTTCTATCAAATCGGCCGGAGCAACAGTATTCATTGGGGCGTCGTTACCACTGCCGTCGTCTGTCACATGTTTAGTTTTCTCAGCCCATTTCTTGGGTTGGCGATTATTCAACCAATATCGCGCTGCGGCAACGTCCGGGGCAATTTCCTTAGTGATCGTTTTAGTTTTGATCTGTTTGCGCCCTTCGACCATTTCCGTGGATATATGTTTTTCCGTAACTTCGTATCCTACTGCACGTTTGTGGAGACGAGTGCTCACCGCAGTATCGGCTATTAATGCACTACGACGATATGCCATCGCAAAATCAGGATATTTCTTAATCCACTGGGCTATGGTCTGCTTTGTTACACCAAAAAATACTGCGGCATCTGCTTGACTAAATCCGCACATAAAGAATTTCTTAGCTTCACCGACAAATGATGGATCGTATTTAACAGCTTTTGATTTAGAGTCGGCCATAATTACTTTTCTTTTGGTATGCGCCAATTTTACCACGGGATCGCTCAACGGTCAAGACTCCGATAGTATCCCTGACACCCTGTGGAATTTAATGTGCCGTTGTGGAGTTTTTTGTTAGATGCGTTTTGCCTGTCGCCGCGACACCAAAATTGTCTACATCATATCCACCGACTCCACCGAATATATTTTCCAAATATTCTGCCCTACAGTGCGGCGGCCCCCAGCCCCCGTCGGACGGACAATCTGTAGGTTTCTACTTTAATAGCAATCGGTGGAGTTTACACGTGTCGTTAATATATTCGTGCATCCATCTGAGACTCCACAAAATTTGTTTCACGTATGTTTCACGTACACATTTGTGTTAGATTTGTCGGCCTTCGGTGGAGTTTGCATATCCACAACAACCCGTTCCGTAGCACTCCTGTGGATACCTCCCAGCACCCGAGTCACTACTTTTTCGAAATATCGTTTGGCTCTACAAAGGTGCTGGATTAGAAGGGCAAATTGTAATGGCCGCATTTTTTACACTCCATATACTCGTCGGCGGAGGAACAGGGGTATCCGCATTCATCACATGGGAAAGTTGGTTTCTCCTCTTTCACCACCACCCTATACCGCACCTCAGCCCACATTAGTCCATCATCAATCCCGACCACTACTTCCGGGCGCGCCCTCTCGCAATATTTATCCATCACGTGTCCGATGGCCGCAGCTAATTCTTTTCGGTCTCTTAGATGATGTAATTTTATCACCTCTCGAATCTCGTTTTCCACCTTCTTTATCAGTTGTTTTTCGTTCATAACCATACCTCCTTTCTAGAAACTTCGCCGCGAATTACACGCATGGCATCCACTGATAACCCATCACCCGCACAACGGACTCCGACGGACTTCGCCACGGAACGACTTACCGTCTTCTCCCGACAAAAACAACAGAGACCATCATATTTACTGGCGAAGCCCCGTCCGCAACTACACTTTAATTTTAAATCACTCATTTTATTAGTCTCTCGTCAAGTAGATCATCCAGAATATCGGGAAAAATAGGACGGCCGCGGTAAATATGTGTATGAATTTAACCGACTCATCACGCAGTAGATCGGCTATAGGGCCTTGCCCGCGCATCGCCTCCCTCCACATCATGTAGCCCATTAATTGAATTATCGCAGTCGCCGTCACCAACATCCCGATGCAATATATAGTCGAAAAAGTCATGATTCGGGTTCCGGCGTAGCCATTACGGCCATTTCCTCTATCACACCCTGTAGGGTTAGAATGCGTACTTTATACTCCAGCCGCTCGGAAGGACCACAGGATTTTGATAAACGTCGGCGGAAGTGCGCTATTTCCTCCTCGATCCATTTTCGTAATTGTTGCATGTCATTCATTTCAGATGTCCTCCGATTCCAATTTTAAGTATCATACGTCGTGTATATGGAGCGGGTCGCCGCTGCGGTATACATTTTGTACCGCCTCCAATACCTCGATTCTATCCTCTATGGTGTTCAACTCGTGGGCAGGAGTGGTTTCCACATCGGATTTTGCGTCATGCTCGCGGCCGAGGTGATCAAGCTCGCGGTCTAGCCACCTATCGAATCTGTCTATCTTGACTCGCTCGCGCAGTTCCTCCAACAGTATGTTATTCATGTTGGCCGTTTCTTTCAAAATCTTGGTTACCGCCGGGTCGTGTTGGTTGGGGTAGTTGTGCATGTTGGCTATGTAGGTTTTGAAACAGAAAACGCATAAATGTTGTCGTACCGTGGTCAATGGTTCAATGCTCTCACTAGTCATCGCGTCCCAGATGGTTGTTGGTGCTTCGGCCGTACAACAATCACACTCCCGCACGTATTTCTGTTCTTCATCTACGTATCTAATTCTAAAGTCACTCATAATTTTACCCTCTAGTCCATCCAATCGGACTTTACATGTTTGATGTTGTTTTTGCCTGCATTGCGACTGGCCAG